GAAATGAGTATGATTTATTTGACATTTGTTTGTTATTAAGTTATACTATTATATTAACTGATAATTTTAAGAAAGAAAATGTTAAGATACATACAGTTTATAAAAAGGAATGTGATTCCAACAACCGTAAGTTTAGTTATATTATTGAAATGAAAAACAGTTTGATAGACGCATATAGTATGGCAAAATTAAACAATTTAGAGTTTGACAATAATTACATTCTGCATTATACTACCGACATACACAAAACGATAAATATTAAGAACTAATAGGGAATAAGAATAAGAATAGGAATACAATGGAATTGACTGCGTCTAAGGAACAAATCACAAATACTTCCACAATAAAAATTAAAAAAAGAGATGGTAGATTAGAGCCATTAGATATCGATAAAATTCATTTTGTCGTAGAAGAGGCTTGCGAAGGTTTAGCAGGCGTGTCTAGTTCACAAATAGAGATTAATGCCAACATTCAATTCTATGACGGCATGACAACAAAAGAAGTTCAACAAATTTTAGTAAGATCGGCGAATGATCTTATTTCATTGGATGCACCCAACTATCAGTTTGCCGCGGCAAGATTACTTTCGTATGATGTAAGAAAAGAAGCACATGGGCAATATGAATATTTGCCGTTGTTAAAGTTAATACTAAGAAATATTAAAGCCGGTGTATATGACAGAGGCATTGTAGAAAAATACAATAAGACTGAAATTAAAAAAATGAACACTTGGATCAAACGTGAAAGAGATTTAGATTTTACATACGCAGGATTGAGACAGGTGGTAGACAAGTATCTTGTTCAAGATAGATCATCAGGAGATTTATTTGAAACTCCTCAAGATATGTACATGATGATAGCGGCAACATTGTTTGCTGAATATCCTGCCAAAACAAGAATGAGTTATGTTAAAAAATATTACGATGCGATATCAACATTCAAAATTAATATTCCTACGCCGGTAATGGCAGGAGTAAGAACACCTATTAGACAATTTGCGTCATGTGTTTTAATAGATTCAGATGATACACTACCTTCAATTTTTTCAAGCGACATGGCAATTGGTTTATACGTTGCCAGACGTGCTGGTATAGGAATCAATGCAGGACGTATCAGAGGTATCAATGCTAAAATAAGAGGAGGAGAGGTTCAGCACACAGGAGTCATTCCGTTCCTTAAAAAATTCGAATCCACTGTGAGATGTTGTACACAGAATGGTGTGCGTGGTGGATCAGCAACTGTACACTTTCCAATATGGCACCAAGAGATTGAAGACATACTGGTATTAAAAAACAACAAAGGCACAGAAGACAACAGAGTGCGTAAGTTGGATTATTCTATTCAGATAACAAAACTGTTCTATGAAAGATTTATGAACGATGAAGACATCACACTGTTTTCTCCACATGATGCACCTGGATTGTATGAGTCATTTGGCACAGACAAGTTTGATGCTTTATATAAAAAATATGAAAAAGATTCATCAATCAAAAAGAAAACAATTCCAGCACAGGAACTGTTCAGCGACCTTTTAAAAGAAAGAGCAGAAACAGGACGTATCTACATAATGAATTTGGATCATTGTAACTCACACTCATCATTCAAAGATAAAGTTAATATGTCAAATCTTTGTCAAGAGATCACACTGCCTACAACACCTATCAGTTCAATAGATGACTCACAAGGCGAAATAGCATTGTGTATATTGAGTGCTATCAATGTGGGACAATTAAACAATCTAGATGACTTGGAAAATTTATGTGACTTGGCTGTTAGAGCATTGGAAGAAATTATAGAGTATCAAGATTATCCAGTCAAAGCGGCAGAAATCAGCACTAAAAAACGTAGAAGTTTAGGTATTGGTTATATTGGATTGGCGCACTATCTTGCCAAACAGGGTTTCAAGTATTCAGACAAAGGTGCTTGGGACAGTGTAGATAGATTATCCGAAGCATTTCAATTCTATCTTTTAAGAGCAAGTAACAACATCGCAAAAGAAAAAGGTGCGTGTGAAGGATTTTCTAGCACAAAATATGCAGATGGCTTGTTACCCATAGACCACTACAAAAAAGATGTGGACGAAATTGTGCCACACAAACAGAGAATGGCATGGGAAACTTTAAGAAAAGATATTGCCAAACACGGATTAAGACACAGCACACTGTCAGCACAGATGCCATCGGAATCAAGTTCAGTGGTCTCAAACGAGACAAATGGCATTGAACCACCAAGAGCATTGTTATCCATTAAGAAAAGTAAAAAAGGACCACTCAAACAGATAGTGCCAGGCTTTCCTAAATTAAAAAATGCCTACACACTGCTTTGGGAAATGCCCAGCAATGAAGGATACATTAATGTTGTGGCAATGATGCAGAAGTATTTCGACCAAGCCATATCAGGCAACTGGAGTTACAATCCATTACAATTTGATAACAATGAAGTACCAATTTCAGTGATGGCTCAAGATATGCTGACAGCATACAAATATGGTTGGAAAACTTCTTATTATCAAAACACTTACGACTTCAAAGGTGAAGAAGAAGATGTGCAACCAGCAGGCATTGATATCGAACAAGCAGTTGAATCTAAACGATTAAATGGACACATGAATGGTGAACATACCAACGGAGCAAATGGCGAACACATAAATGGTGACGCCACTGTAGAAGAACAATTAGCAGAGTTGGAAGATGGCGAATGCGACGCCTGTACAATATAGAGTTGACAAAATCAAAAAAAGAAATAGTATTAGATAATTAATTTAGATATGACAAAAACTGTTTTTAACAAAAATAATATAGATTTTACCAAACAGCCCATGTTCTTTGGTGAGGATGGTGGCGTACAAAGATACGACGATTTTAAATATCCTCAGTTTGACAAGTTGAATCAAACTATGATTGGTTACTTTTGGAGACCAGAAGAAGTTTCATTACAAAAAGACAGAGCAGATTATCAAGGATTCAGACCAGAACAAAAACACATATTCACAAGCAATCTAAAATATCAAACACTGTTGGATTCAGTGCAAGGCAGAGGACCAAGTCTTATGTTCCTACCGTATGTTTCAAATCCAGAGTTGGAAGGCTGTATTGTGACTTGGGATTTCTTTGAAACCATACACTCTAGATCATACACACACATAATGAAAAACGTTTACAGTGATCCTGCAGAAGTTTTTGATACTATTTTAGATGATAAAGAAATTTTAAAAAGAGCACAGTCAGTTACCGGAGAGTATGATAAGTTTGGTAAAATGGCATTAGATTATGCTGTTGGTAAAAAAGTGGATATGGTTGATCTTAAAAGACAACTGTATCTAGCAATGAACACTGTGAACTTGTTAGAAGGTTTAAGATTTTATATTTCATTTGCTTGTACATTTGCGTTTGGTGAACTAAAACTTATGGAAGGTTCAGCAAAAATACTTTCATTGATTGCTAGAGATGAAGCAACACACTTGAATCTATCCACACACATTATCAAAGCATGGCACAAAGGAGATGATTCTGAAATGACCAAAGCAATCAAAGGCACAGAAAAAACTGTGATTCAAATGTTTAAAGATTGTGTAGATGAAGAAAAAGCCTGGGCAAAGCATTTATTCAAGGATGGTTCTTTAATTGGATTAAACGAAAAATTGTTGGGACAGTATGTGGAATGGATTGCTAACAAAAGATTGAGAGCATTAGGTTACGATCCAATATATGATGTGTCAGCATCACAAAATCCTCTGCCTTGGACACAGCATTGGTTATCATCAAAAGGTATGCAGGTGGCTCCTCAAGAAACTGAAGTCGAATCTTATATCGTTGGTGGTATCAAACAAGACGTTCAAAAAGATCAATTTAAAAAATTTAAATTATAATGATAGATTATTCTTCCATGAATGGACTAGAAGTGTTACTGCTGTTGCTGACTAGCAGAGAAGGATATTTTCTTTGGGGCATAATGGGAGCCGCTATCATAATTTGGATAGCAAGTCTTGTATCAGATAATTCTGAAGAATATTCCAAGCACATCAAAAACGACGAACACCCTTATTAAATACTATTGACTTTGATCAATATATAAGTTATAATAAAGAATGCCTAAATACAATTTACTATGTTCTCGGGATCACGAATTTGAAGGTTGGTTCGATTCTGAAAAATCATATATAAATCAAAAACAAAAAAAGTTAATCGGATGTCCGATATGCGATGATACATTGATACGTAGGGCAGTCATGTCACCTAACATAAGTCCAAAAACTAAAAAAATCACAAGTAAAAAAAGCAATACTGCTTTTTATAATAGCAGATCTACTCTTCAACATTTGAAGACCTGGGTCGAAAAAAATTGTGAAAATGTAGGTGATCGATTTGCCAAGGAGGCTCGTAAAGCGTCTTTGGGAGAACGTGATGATCATATATACGGTACAGCATCAGATAAAGAAATAAAAGAACTTCATGAAGAAGGAATAGGAGCAATAAGAATACCAAATGTCAAAGATAACTGAAGTAATAGTTTGGAGTAAGCCAATGTGTCCATATTGTGATATGGCAAAAGCCTTGCTTAAACAAAAAGAAATACAATACGAAGAAAGAAAAATTGGTGAAGGTTGGACCAAAGAACAACTGCTTGAAGCATTACCCAATGTTAGAAGTGTACCACAAATCATAATCAACGGAAACTCTATTGGAGGATTTCAGGAATTGAAAGCCTTCTTTGAAAAAGGAGAACATAATGGCTAGACCACAAGCAGGAGACACAATAACTATCAAACTGATGAGCGGTGAGGAAGTAATAGCACGTTTAGAAGAAGATCAAGAAGAGAAGTTAGTAGTAGCAAAACCAAGAGCTATTGTTAATATCCCTAACAAAGGAATAGGTCTTGGACCATTTGTGTTTACCATACCACAAAATGCTTCAATTGAAATCTACAAAAAGAATGTGGTGTGTTATACTGAAACTGAAGATGGCATGGCTAGACAATACACACAAGGTACAACAGGTTTAACACTGCCTAAATAATGTCAAAAATTATAGCCACAGACTGCGATGGTGTACTGCTCAAATGGGAGCAAAGTTTCGATGCTTGGATGAAGTTTCAAGGCTTTCCCAAATTGGCCAATGATCACTATGAAATGCACATGAACTATCATATGAATAAAGGTCAATGTGAAGTGTTGATTAAAATATTCAACGAGAGTGCTTGGATGAAAGATCTAGAACCTATAGATGGTGCTGTGGAAAATGTTAAAAAAATCGCTGATTTAGGATACAAGTTTCATGTGATCACTAGTCAGACGTTGGACATCAAAGCAAATCAATTGAGAGAACAGAATCTTAAGGAAGTGTTCGGTGATGTGTTTGAAACAATAGAGTGTTTGGACACAGGAGCGGACAAAGATGAAGCACTATCCAAAATACCAGAAGGTACCGTTTGGATAGAAGACAAACCGGTTAATGCCGAATTAGGTGCTGACATGGGTTTGGTAGCATTACTACTTGACCATGCACACAATTCAGTGTATAATACAGTTAATTCAGTCCGAAGAGTAAAAGATTGGACTGAAATTTATAACGTTATAAAGGAGAAACATCATGGCAACACATGAAGAAATAAAAACTGCTTTTGAATCTTACATCGCTGAGTCAGAAGCCTTTGAAACAAAAGGTGTAAAAGCGGCGGCGGCTAGAGCTAGAAAGGCTTTAGGCATTTTAGGTAAAGCGGTAAAATTAAGAAGAAAAGAAATACAAGAGAAGAAAAACTCTATGTAATTATTCAAGTGTCGCGGATGTAATAATCCGCGGCACTACACACAAAATTTCATTAAATCGCTAAATAAGAGTATTAAGGAACAACAAGAAAAAGTATGGCAAAAGGTAAAATTAAATGGTTCAACTCTGCTAAAGGATTTGGATTCATTACACCAGACAACGAAGGTAAAGACGTGTTCTTACATATCTCTGCTCTTAAAGCCGCTAACATCAAAGAAGTGATGGATGGCGAAGTGGTTGAATATGAACTACAAGAATTCAGAGGTAGAGAAGTTGCTACCGATATCAAAATCATCAAAGAATAATCACTTGACACTGTTGTAATAATATGCTATGTTTATGACATGGCAATAAAATTTTACAAGAATAAAATAGTGATAGAAGACTTCCAGAATCATTGGAAGGAAGACAGCAAACATGGACACATATTCAAATTTGCTCACGGTAAAACATTCAAGGACACGAAACCATTCATCATAGAAGTAAAGCATCCAGACAAAGTGCGTAGTTCTGATGGTAGATGGCACAAAGTTAAAAAATAACTTGACTTTCATTAAAATATCTGTTTAAATACACGTGTAGACGATGAAGTGTGTGTAATACACTTTTGGGACGTCGGGGCAGTACCGACCACCTCCACCAAATCAGTCACGCAAAACATATTAGGTAATATGCTTTACGGGGGTGATACAGGTTCGACCAGAGTTTAAAAGCACATGGAGTTTATCAGTCAGACCTCTGTAAAGGGTCAATCATAAATGCAAACGCATTTAAACCAGAAGTGACAGTTCCTGTCAGCGTATTCGCTGATGCGGAATTGGTTGCCGCTTAATAACCGGCCACTTGGCGGTTGATCTACCGGGCAACAGAACAGATCAGGTGTGGGAGTTTCGGCTCCCACATTTAAAGCACAACATTATCATTAAACCATCACTTAACATTCGGATACCGATATCTAAATAATTGTATGAAAGGAGTCGCTTATGGCTCGTCCTACAAGAAAGAAAACGTCACAGTTTTCTAAATGGAAGAAGAAGGCGCCTCGTGTGCCAGACATTACCTGCCCAATAATAGACGATGTGTTGTTACGATTAGACAAACACTATGAACAACACAAATTGTTTTCAAAACATCAATGGAATATAATCCACAAAAGAATGGAACAACTGCGTACAGATAATGAACTACTGAGGGAAAGTGGTCAATATTGGTATGAAATTTGTAAAGAGCATCTCAAAAACCCAAAGAAATAGCGATTAATTTGCTCTTGATTTATATCTAAAATAGTATATACTATTTGTATGGCTATTTGGTATAAAAAGTATGTGATAGACAAACTGAAAAAAGCAAAAGATTCAGTGGAGGATAAAGTGCGAGAAGCATTTCCAAGACGTACCATAAACAAAATAAAAATATTTCTTTACAAAGTGTTGGCAGTGATTGTGGTGATTTTTGCCGCATACATCTACGGCACATTCAATCCCAATTCAATCATGGTGGACAAAATCCGTAAGCAGGAAGACAAGCGGATGGTTGAGATGGCAAAAAACTTTGGGCTACATGAACCTGAATTCAAATACGATGGTCCTAAGACTTTCGTAAAATCAATGAACCAGTGTATAGATTATCTCAACTGGACACTGCCTGTGGATCAGAGGATACCAAGAGACATTCTGGTAGCAATGGCAATCATAGAATCCGACTATGGCAAATCAAGATTTGCGGTGGAAGGCAATGCTCTGTTTGGAGTGCGAACTTGGGATTTAGATAAAGTCCCTCACATGAAACCTGCCGCCATACCTAATGCTAGATTTGGTGTTAAAAAATACCTAACCAAATGTCAGAGTGTGGAAGATGTGATCGCAATCATCAATAGGCACCCTGCCTATCAATCCTTTAGAGATGTGAGAAAAAAATCCACATATGAACAACCTGATATTAGAGCAATGGTGGATGGATTGAGTGCTTGGAGCACCAATGAGGATTACGCCAACATTATTTTGGACAAAATTCAATCATTGACAAACAGTAAATAACACAATACAATAATAGAATGGGATTTATTATTTTGAAGCAACCTAAAAGAGTCAAACACAGATTACCCAACACAGCATCACTGCGAAAGGCTCGTGAGGAACACAAGGCTTGGTTGAAGGAGAGAGGCTTGGACAACATCAAACCAAGACCTAAAAAGTCTGAAACATTACAGTTTGAAAAGATTGTTGATAGACAAGGCATTCCTTGTGGTGACAAAGTGCCTGTGATGGAAAAGGGTGTGGGCAGTAAGAGAGAAGAAATGCGTTACACAGGTAAACGTAGATTGATAGGTATTGCCACCATGCATAAATCCAATCAGGTGCCTGTGTTTGCTGATGACGATGATGTATCAGGCAGAAAAGCCGCCACAGAAATCACACTGATGAAAGGTAATAAATGAGCGAAGAAAAAGAAACTTTTTGGAATTTTATTTGTTGGGATTGTAAATGGAGAGGTGTTGCTCAAGAATTAGAAAAAGACGAGACACTGGAAGAATTTTATTGTTGTCCTAAATGTAGCAGTGAAAACTTCGAAGATGTAGGTTGGCACAAAGGTGATAAAAAATACACAGGAGAATAAATGTTAGGTTTGTTTTTTATAGGAATAGTTTTTAGTGTGGCAGTGATGGCATTATTATTACACATAAGGAAGTATGATGACCACCACGAAGAAAATTAAATCTTGGTTCAATTTCGATTGGTTAAAGAAGTCTGAGTTGATTGAACTCAAACAGGTTGATTGCTCACAGGATCCTGTGAGACCAGAACTGGATATTAAATTCAGAACATCTTACGGTAGAAAAATTTACGGACTCAAACACAATGGAGAAATCAAAGCAGTGATGTGTTTTGGCTTTGTGAATGAAATACCCACCACTGTGGAAGAATTGGATCTGTTTTCTAAAGACGCCTATCTACAAGCCACCCATAGAGCAGGCATACAAGGTTCTATTGCTATTGCCTACACTGTGTGGAGTCTCAAAAAAGGCGGTGGCAAAATGATTGTTAACGAAGTGTACAAAATGATTAAGAAGTCTAATCATCTCAATAGATTAATCACACTGTCTCCGTTGACCCAAATGGCAGAAAGATTTCATTTGAAAAACGGTGCTCGTCTTATTCAAAAGAACGAAACCTCCCAAAACTTCGAATACACTGTTTCCAAATAGATATTTTGGTAACATTAAAACAAAAACTCAATAACGACGCCATTTCTTTTTGGTATTCAATGCTTGACTATTTTGGCTGATTCTTATATACTATACACTTACAAAGGAGGCTTATGAAAAGGCACATTAATATAATAATGGTACTTGTATTAGGTTTTGTTTTATCTGCTTGTTCAGGTAGAATGGTACAATTACCAACAGAAAACACAAAAGGAAAACAGGTACCTGCTTGGTATCTTAAACACGCAGATACTGGCAAAGAAGGTATCATATTTAGAGATGGATTCTACTACGCAGTAGCAGTGGCAGTATCTCCAGATATGGAAATGTCTCAAAAGAAGGCAGTTCTTAAAGCCAAGGCAAAGATCACAGACAGAATAAATGGTGAGATGAACAATAAGACATCCATCAACTATTCAGAAAAAGGTGCATCGGAGTCTATGACTGGAACTGTTGAAGCACAAGACGTGATTGTGAATATGATCAAACAGACTGTGTTGAGAACATATTCTGTGGAGAAGAAGATCACTCTTTACAACACAGACAAAAACAATTACAGATCGTTTGTGTTGATGAAAATCTCTAAGAAAGATGTTGATGCTATCGTTCAATTGGTTGAGGACAAAAACAATAAAAAGTTACTCAGCAAAGTGAAAGTCAGCGATACTTCCGACAAAGTGTTAAAACAGTCTGAGAGGTAATATGCGAAACCTACTCTACGCGATTGCTCTGATTATGTTATCGCTTGGTATGATACTATTTTTTATAGGATCGTCAGCCACAGCAGGTGGTGTATGGAGTGATCAATACTGTAATGCTCAAACAGAGACCGTTATCATTAAGAACGATAAAGGTCAAATACTCGACAAGCAGATAGTAGAAAAAATGGTGTGCGATGATGGTGCTAAAGACTTTTTAGCATATTCAGGCATTGCCAAAGAATGTAGAGAGTATTGGTTCGATATGTTTGTTAACAACGAATGGATAAGGAAAAAAGGATATGTCTGTCAAAAATTTGATGGCTCTTGGGAAATGGTTAATCCTAGGCAGTAGTTTACTATTAACTGCCTGTGGCACCACTACCAGTGTGAACAAAAGTGTTAGCACAGAAAAAAGTGTTGTTCACAATTATACACACGCAGGAACTGGTGTAGAATTGTGGTACAACTTTATGCGACACAACATGGGAAAGTTATCCAAAGAGGACAGTAAAAAGCAGAATCAAGCAGTATTTTTTGCCTTAGATAATCTTGAAGAAGGCAAGATAGTTGCTTGGCATAATATGAAGACTGATACTCATGGATTTGTAAAAATTGTGATGAGTTACCCACACGGCAGTGGTTATTGCAGAGTTGTGTTTACGCAAATAAAAAAGAAAAGCAACGCAAGAGATTTCAAAGAAACTGCCTGTAGAGATGTTGCATACCAAGGGTGGCAATTTATTAGGTAAAATTAGGTAAATACAGCATACGAAAAGAGTAAAGTATGCTATTTGGACTTATTACATTTTTAACCGCACTTACAATATCAGGTGTAGCAATTTATTATTCAGTCGCAGGACTAGTGGCTATTTTTGCCGCGGCGGCTGTACCAATCATCATAATGGGCACTTCATTAGAAGTGGGCAAATTGGTTACAGCAGTGTGGCTCCATAAGAATTGGAAAAAAGCACCTTTATTTCTAAAAACATATCTTTCAATTGCAGTGTTGGTGTTGATGTTGATAACATCCATGGGTATATTTGGATTTCTATCCAAAGCACACGTGGATCAAAATTTATCCTCAGACACAGTTACCCAAAGAATTGAAATCATAGACAACAAAATTAAAGCAGAGAACAGTTACATAGTGCGTCAAAAAGACGTATTAACACGTCTATCAGGGCAAGACAAGGGCAACGAATCTAGATTTAACCAAGACATCCAGATAGAACAAAAGAAGATAGACGACGCTTACAAACGTCTTGAAGTGTTAGATGCTGATGTTAAAGCATATACAGATCAAGGATCAGGATTCCTAAAAGGTGATAATGTTAAAAGAGGATTGGAAGTTCGTAAAAGTCAACAACCTGAAAGAGACAGAATCAATCAACAGATCACAGTAGCACAAGAAAACATCAACAAGTTAAGAGCTCAAATAAACTCCACATTGGCATCAAACACTGTGGAAATCAAAACCATTGAAAAGAACATATTCGATGCTCAAGGCAGAATTGAAACTCTGATTATAGAACAAGAACCATTAAAAGGACAGTTAATGAAACTGGAATCAGAAGTGGGTCCGATCAGATACATCGCTGAATTTGTGTATGGAGAACAAGCAGATAGAAATCTATTAGAAGAAGCAGTGCGTTGGGTCATCATCACAATCATATTTGTGTTTGATCCATTAGCAGTATTATTGTTGATTGCTTCACAATACACATTCAGATGGAGATATATCGACACCCATGGAGAAGACCCAGATGCTCCTAAAACTCCACCAGCACCTAAGACTCCACCTAAAGCACCAACACCTGCACCCATACCAAGTGGCGGACAGAGTTTGAGTAAAATTGTGGAAAAACAAAAAGAAGTACAGGGTAAAACTAAAGCAATAAAGTTAAGTGATATCGCCAAAAAAAAAGAAGTGAAAACCACACCTAGTCCAGAAGTAATACAAAATTTTAAAGCACGGGAACAAAAAGAAGCAGAAGATTTAAGACGTATATCTTACGAAGCCAAAGAAGAACATTGGCAAAAATCCAAAACTGCTTGGAAAGAGGCTAATCCATCTGACACCATTCATAGACACAAAGAGCTATACATCAAGGGTGCTATTGACACATTACCTTGGGAAAACTTTGAAATAAAAGAAGAACAACCACCAATGCCGTTGGATCAATGGAACAAAATGATCGAAGAAGCAGAAAAACAAGCACAAATTGAAAAAGAAGAACAAGCAAAAAAAAAGACTTCAGCATACATAATCAGAGAGCAGGATCAACAAGTCAAAAAGAAGATTCAGGAAGAATCAAACCAAACTTAACGGAATTGGTATATCCAGAATCCTACCATCAAAACGAAGAACAATCTGAAGGTTCACATTGGAAAAAACTATACGAATAACAGAATAATTATTTGTATGCCCAAATTAAATTTGATCACAGAACCAGACAAACTATACAATGAAAATCGCAGTATTCTATTGATTACTCCGTCAATTAGTTGCAAAGCAGATTTCAATGAAAGAGCCAAACAGTTCGAAAATGATGTTAACGTGTATATGTTCGAAACAAATGATCCAGACGAGCAACAAAATTTAAAATGGTTAATTGAAGTAGCAAACACTGTTGACCTAATAATATTTGATATGAATGGTATATTCAAAGACAGGTGGTTAATAGGTTACATCCTTAATAAATCAAACTGTTTTTACTTATGGAGTGGCAGTGACGCTTTTGAATTTCATTTGATTAACAGCAATAGAATTTATGATTTAGAATTTTTACCAAACAAAATTAAAGAACTGGAGAACAAATAATGCCAATGAAAGCCGACCTGTGGTTTCCAACAGTGATATGGAACGATGAACTAAAACATATCAACAATTCAGAACTTAAAGAATATGTTGAAAAATTAAACAAAGATGACACAGGCAAAGTGGCTTCGAACTATGGTGGTTGGCAAAGTAAATCTTATGATATTCTATCTGAAAGACCAATTGCTATTGAAAGATTTATTCAGTCCATTCAAAAGAATATAAACGATTGTACTAAAATGGCAGGCTTAATGGATTTACAAATAAGTGATTATTGGTGGAACATTAATAAAAAAGGCGACTATAATCATCTACACGATCACAGAGACAGTATTTTAAGTGGAGTGTACTATATCGATATTCCAGATGAAAATATGGGTAACATTCATTTTGAAAGAGAAGATAACGCTGAGTTCTTTTTACCTAGAGTCATGCCAAAAAGAAATCATATTTCGGCTGTGAGAGCAACCTATAAACCGATGTCAGGGGGTCTACTGATTTTTCCTAGTTGGGTTAGACATTCTGTAGATGGAAACAAATCAGATAAACCAAGAATATCAATGAGTTTCAACACATCAATTGCAATGACTCCTGACAATGACGAACTGGCAAAATTGAATGGGTTTCCGCCATTGACAGGCGAATAAAGTTGTGTTAGTATAACTTTAATGGTTAGTACTGAAGAAAAACGCAAACTTTTAGAACGCATTAAAAACGAGCCTAAACATTACGAAATCAGATTAGAAGGTAAAGGTTGTGAAACTGTGATGGGTTTTATAACAAAAGAAGCATATCGATTTTGGTCCAAAAAAAAAGATAAAGAACTTGGCAATTATCTATCTCAATATAGAGATATGAATATGTTAGGTAAAATACCTGCTAAAGCACAGTTACAAAAAGAATGGTATGAACACGATGACATTGCTCATGTGTCAGGTGTATTATTAAACAGTTCTAATAAAATTTATATTGATCAATATAATAGTAAATTTCAGTTGGAAGACACTGTGTTCAGATCAGAACTGGATTTGAACGAGTTAGCAAAAAAGGGTATAAGAATGGTATCCACATTAGCATCTAACTATGATGCTCCACAGATGATAGACAAACATTTCTTTTTTGGAATCAGTAAAGAGTCCGGCTGTTGGTATACAGAAGAAAAGATTAAAACTAAACTGTATGATTTTGATCTACAGAAACTGTGGTTACGATACAGCACTGTGAATGGAGTTAATGTGATACACGAAATTGAATATGACGGACTAGAGTATTACCTTACAGCAGATACAAAAGGATTAGAATTTGATATTGGTGTTAAAAAAGGCATCAGTTATAAAGATTTTGGTAAAAAAAATATGAAAAATATATGGATTAACTCTTGATTTTTATGAATGAGTTATTATATAATACAGTATCAAGCACAATAAACTTGATAAATACCCGTGTAAGTTGCTTAGATAGGGCTTACATAACATTAACTTGCTTAAAAAAGGAGAAAAACAATGAAAAATAATCTATCTATATTCAATCAATTAAGACCAGTAACTGTAGGATTCGACTCTATGTTCGATAGATTCGAAAAGATGTTTGATGAGGATTTTATCAACATTCCAACAGTAAACTATCCACCATACAATATTGTAAAAACAGGTGATTACACCTACGATATTGAACTTGCATTGGCTGGATTTAACAAGAAGGACATTGAAGTGGAGTATGCAGATAACCTACTTACAATCAAGTCTGTTAAATCTGAAGAAGCGAAAGCAGAAACAGATGGTGTCATTCACAGAGGTATCTCTAAGAGACAATTTACTAGATCATTTACAATAGCAGATGATGTAGAAGTTAGAGGTGCTGAACTGAAAGATGGTCTTTTAAAAGTTTCTTTGGAAAGAATTATTCCAGAGAGCAAGAAGGCAAGATCAATCGAAGTTAAGTAACTTTAGAAAGAATATGGGTAGGGTGGCAACATCCTACCCAATAAATAAAATTATGACCACAGAACTAGACGTTAAAGTAGACTCCAAAGTAAAACAAATAGTTAAGACTCCAAAAAATTATCACGTAATTCTTTTGAATGACGAAGTTACACCTATGGATTTTGTGGTGGAACTTTTAGTAAAAATATTTAGACACACTCCAGAAACAGCCAAAGACCTTACACTGAAGATCCACAAGGAAGGATCAGCCATTGTAGGAACGTATACATATGAATTAGCAGAACAAAAAGGCACTGAGGCAACACAAGAAAGCAGAGATAGAGGATTTCCTTTACAAGTTAAAGTAGAACAGGAATGAAAACTTATTACTTTTGGGTGAGATTACCCAACAAAGGACCAATGAAAGTTGCTGAACAAGGAAGAACTGCCAGCGAAGCAAAACAGATTGTGGAGGCAAGATTTCCTGAAGCGTCAGTGATGTTTGCAGAAGGATTTTAATATGGGACTTAAAGAATTAACCAAAGAAGTACACCAAGACGCAGAACGTCAAGAGTTTGTTAAAACATTGATGAGTGGCAATATGAGTGACGAAATGTATGCAGAGTTCTTGTACAATCAACACGCCATATACAATCTATTAGAAGCCTGTGCTATGAGTCATGGCTTATTGAACGATTTCCCACAAATTAGAAGAGCACCAAGCATATTGGCAGACTTTCAAGAACTTTGGAAAAAAGAAGATATGCCTAAGATAACTGAGAGCACTGAACGTTATATCAAACATATGTACACTATAAAAGAAGACCCAAAAAAACTTATGGCACACATCTACGTGAGACACATGGGAGATTTGAGTGGTGGGCAAATGATTAAAAAGAGAGCACCAGGATCAGGCACAATGTATGACTTTGGACGAGCCGATGTAAAAGAAATAAAAGAAAGAATTAGAAGTAAAACAGACGACAGCATGGCTGATGAGGCTAGACTGTGTTTTGGTTATGCCGCTGAATTATTCAAAGAATTACACAATGCCCAGAAAAAAGAAGTTTAAAGACTTTCCAGGAAACCTGATCAAAATAAAAGTTTTAGAAGACGAAATTAAATTTTTTAAAAGTTTAATTCAAGAAACCGATACCGGACATATTTACACCACAATAGACAGTTTAGAAACAAGAGTTAAACAACTAAAAGGAATACCCACTGACGATCCTTTTATACAAGATAGAGAAAGTGACGTAAACGATATATGAGTTTTATTTGGGACACCCTGATAGATTGTAAAGAACAAATTATTGCCGAGTTCGATAAACGCGGTGAAGAGATTCAAGAAGAAGGTATGAGTCAATTCAATCAACCAGACAATGGTTGGATTAACAGAGTATGGCGCACCAAGGATTGTAGACGTTGTCACATAGATGTAGTAGATGCTAGAGAATCCAAATCACTGTGGATGATGCACGTGTGTATCTTTCCTAACCTAGACAACAACGGACCCATATATGGCTTTGATGTTATAGCAGGTAAAAACAAAATGACCGGCGCTTTTCATGATTTTTCAAAAAGTTCTGGTGGAGAAGAACATCCACTTATAGATTGGTTTAAAGAAGCAGTAGAAGAATTTATACCTAGCAAGAAACGTGAATTACCTCAATGGGCCTTGAATATTTTCAGTGGTAGTATGGTAGCGGCAGGTAATGTTAAGACTGATGAAGAAGCCAAAGCCATTGTGGACTTGGCAATTAGCAATCTAAAAGTGTATTTTGATTCTATTGGACAATACAATAACACGGCTAAACCAGAAGATACTGTAGAAGCACAAAACTATTATTGCCATAATCAACAGCAAAACCCACACACACCAAGGGTAATGAAATCGCTTGGATTGGCTGAAAAAGATGTGGAAATCTTTTGCACTGATGCACTGTTCCCAAAAATACAATAATCTTTCTGTATTGACACTGTAGGTAAATTGTGTTATATTAATACTGTTATGATACATTCAATTAAAAATGTAATGACAAAAATAACTGCAATGAAACAAAAAAGCCTTGAGATAGAAAAAGCAATAAAAGAAGGCAAGCATCCAGAAGAAATTAAGTTTATGACTGATGAATTAAAACAATTGGGCCTTGAAGTTGCTAGTATAAGAGTACTTAGATGATTATAAACATTGAAGGCGGCAACAAGCAATTAAGAGAATTATCTGAAAGTATTGCTGAATTTTGTGCCAGCAAGTTATTTTCTAAAAAATTATCCCACACACTTACTTTAGATATAGAACTATCAAAAACTTTACTCAAAGAAGATGGTATACTTGGTGAAATAGATTTTGATGATTCTAATCATAGACCTAAAGAGTTTACCATGACTGTGGATTGCTCCGTATCAAAAAGAAAAATAATGGAAACCATTGCTCATGAAATGGTACATCTGAAGCAATATGCCAAAGGTGAGTTGGTGGACCTTGAACGATGCGGATCAACAACTTGGCAAAAAACTAAAATTAACTCCGAAACCAACTACTGGGATCTGCCCTGGGAAGTTGAAGCACACGGAAAAGAATTGGGACTTTTTGTGAGATGGGCGGAACACAATCACCTGGGTAATCAGGACTGGACTCAAGAAAAGTACGCATAGAACTCCAAAATAATTTGAATTAACTGCTACTATAACTAATATAGTGCTGTGTTTAACCACGAGCTCAGTCGTTAAATATTAGTATGAAAAGTCGCAGATACTACAAGCAGAAGATTCGCAAAGCATTAACTGTGAGAGGCAATGAAAAAAACTATTACCCAACACAGGAGAGTGCTGTTAGATGGTTTCACATCTTGAATAGAAGTCTGTTTGAAAATAAACTTAAACCTATCAAAATATCAATAAGACGAATGAAAGGTTGTATGGGTGTACTGCTGATAGACTGGGACGCAAGAAAAACTCCCAAAGGCACCTGTGATCAAAGCAAACTTCCTTATCACAATCCAACAATACATTGGGATATGACACTTCATTCCAAATTCAAAACATGGAGAGACTTTTTAGAAACATTGGCACATGAAATGGTGCATCAATATCAAGTGGAAGTAATCAAAGATCCTTACGCAAATCACAATAAAAATTTCTATGCTTGGCGAGAAAAGTTTGCTAGGTATGGATTAAAAATCTGTTATTAACAATAAAATTACAAGTGCTATTTATCAAAATCTGGATTAGTCAGATCATCTAGGGTGATTATGTGGGATTTTGGAAAAGTTCTTGTTCCTTCTTTTGGCTCTTCAATCACACCTTTTGGTTTACGACGAGACTGATTACGAACTTGTTTATTGGCTTTCTTCTGCTCTCTACGGATAACCCTGTCAGATTTTTTTGCCATTTAAACATCTCCAAAAGTATTTAATTACCTATTGACTTTACCGCCAAATAGTGTTATATTTTAGTTAATTTAGGACAACCGGCAAATAAAAATGAATGCTATAAAGGAGGCATATTGAAAATAGAAGTAAGAAATAACAACGTTGAGAAAGCACTCAGGGTGATGAAAAAGAAACTGAAAAAAGAAGGTATCTTTGACGAAATGAAAGAAAGAAGATATTATCAGAAGCCAAGTGAAAAGAGACGTGAAGCAAAGAAACGTGGTTACGTTAATATTAAAAAAGCAGAAAGATTAAGAAGAAATTCTTTATAAAATGAACACTTGGTTGTATTGGGCAGTACCCGAGAACAGAGCAACTCATTACTTGGTATTGATGTGTATGGCATTATTTGTATTGCCTTACATCCTTGGTATCAGATATACTTTACTTGGATATTTGTTTAATATGATTTGGTTAGATTTAATTTATTATTGGACTTATAAGTTTTCTGAAAAGAACAAAAAGGATAAAGATGACAACACATTTTGATGACAAGTGTATAATCGAGTGTACCAACAATGATAGAAAAGTTGAGGCAGAAGTGATGTCTTTTAAAGAGGGAGATTTTTTATCTGTGAGTATTCAACGTTTTATCAAAATCAATATGCAGTACAATGAAAGAAAAGGTGTGTATATTGGTAATCAGGGAGGACTCGAATTCATTACCGATGGTCCACAAAAATACGTAAGTAACGATACAAGATAACTTATGAAAAAAATATGTGTAATAGGTGCCGGTAAAATCGGCAGAACCATTAATGCTTACCTTAAACTGCAAGGTCATGAAGTGTTTTTGGTTGACTCAAATCCTAATATTAAAAACGCAATTCATATTGATGCTAATGATGAACAGGCAGTTAGCGAATTTATTAAGGATAAAGATATCGTAGTTTCATCAGCACCATACAATGTGAACATCACTATCGCTGACAGTTGTGCCGCTCATGATGTGGCATACTTTGACCTCACAGAAGATGTGGAAGTTTGTCAGCACATTAAGAATTTAAAAACAGACACCTTCATGATGCCACAATGCGGATTGGCTCCAGGTGCTGTGAATATCATTGCCGCTGATCTGATCAAACAATTCAGCAGAGTAGACAAAGTCAAAATGAGAGTGGGTGCATTGCCCATGTACACTGCCAACTCAATGGCATACTACTTGACTTGGTCCACATCAGGATTAATCAATGAATATGTGAATGAAGTGGATGTCATTTCAGGTGGCAAACACATCAAAGCACAACCGTTGGATGGATTAGAAACTATCTATATAGATGGCAACAGATATGAAGCATTCAACACTTCAGGCGGTGTAGCAACCATGTGTGAAACATTCAAAGACAAAGTGTATAACATGAGTTACAAAACAATAAGATATCCAGGTCATCACGACTCTATGAAATTCTTATTGGAAGATTTAAATTTAAAACACAACAAGGAAAAATTTATCGATCTGTTTGATCAAGAAGTGCCTTACACAACCAAAGATGTTGTGGTGATGTTTATCACTGTGATAGGACAGAAAGACGGAATACTCCAAGAACTAACATATCATAAAAAAATCTATGGAGATAAAGCACTTAACGGAATTCAAAAAACAACTGCCTCTGGCGTGTGTGCTGTGGTAGAAGCCTATGCAGAAGGCAAACTATCTGGCAAAGGATTTCAATGCCAAGAAGATGTTCCTTTTGAAGTGTTCACAAGCAATAAATTTGGGAAATTATATGAACAGGAATGATTACGATACAGTTATAACAAAAGCAATCACAATTCAAAAACAATGGCGTCAGGTGCCTGCACCTAAAAGAGGTGAATTGATTAGAGTGTTTGGTAACCATTTGAGACAAGATATAGAAACAATTGGTTCAGCCATAATGAAAGATGCCAAAAAGATTCATGCAGAAGCAATTGGCGAAGTTCAAGAAGCAGTTGATATGTGTGATTTTGCTGTGGGACTTTCAAGACAGTTGTATGGATTAACCATTCAGAGTGAAAGACCAGAACACAAACTACAAGAAGTTTATAATCCATTAGGAGTTGTTGGTGTGATTTCAGCATTCAATTTTCCTTGTGCCGTTTGGGCATGGAATCATTGTTTAGCCATTGTGTGCGGAAACAGTGTGGTATGGAAAGGTTCTCCTAAATCAGCCCAGGTGACAACTGCTTGTAAAACAGCATGGGACAAAGCAGTGGATGAATGTTTGCCCAATACCGAATACAAAGATTTACTACAAATAGTTGACGGAGATAAAGAACAAGCAGAATGGATGGCAGATGATGTCAGAATCAATCTATTAAGTGCTACAGGTTCAACTGAGATGGGCAAAGCATTAGCACCGCGAGTGTCAGCAAGAATGGGCAGAGCATTGTATGAGTTAGGTGGCAACAATGGAATGATTGTGTCCAAACACGCCAACATAGATTTGGCTGTGAGAGGTATTGTGTTTGGTGCAGTTGGTACAGCAGGACAAAGATGTACCACATTGAGAAGATTAATTGTGCATGAATCTGTGTATGATGAATTGATGTCTAAATTGAAACCAGCATATGAAAGTTTACCTGTGGGAGATAATTTCAAACCAGAAACATTGGTTGGACCTCTAATCAATTCTGTTGCAGTGGACAAAATGCAGAGTGCTCTCAGCACCGCTAGAACAAAAGGATACACAGTGCATGGTGGCACAGTGATTGACGAAGCACAGTGTTTGGTTACTCCAGCCATTGTGGAAGCCACAGAACAGTGTGATCTAGTGAAGACAGAAACATTTGCACCTATTTTGTATGTGTTAAAATATTCAGAATTAGCAGAGGCTATAAATATTCATAACGCAGTTCCGCAGGGATTGAGTTCTTGTATATTCACAGACAACATACAAGAAGCAGAAACTTTCACATCAGCAGTAGGTTCTGATTGTGGTATAGTGAATGTGAACATTGGACCAAGTGGTGCGGAAATTGGCGGAGCCTTTGGTGGTGAAAAAGACACTGGTGGTGGACGTGAGTCTGGTTCTGATGCATGGAAACAGTATATGCGTAGAAGCACAGTCACAATCAACTACGGTAAGTCTTTACCATTGGCCCAAGGTATTAAGTTTGGAGATTAATATATGCCTAAAGGTTTTTACATAGACCCCGAAATCAAATTCGATGTTGAGCAATTACAATCAGCATTGGCAGAAGTTGATTCAAGAGTAGCACGACAATCACCGCTGGGTGAAAGAGACATCAATGCTATTTGCTTAAATCAGATTCCTGGAGATCCCAATTCAATCACAGGCGGCAATGTGCGTGGACTGTTTTGGACTCGTCCGGATCACACAGGTGTAGAAGTTCAACGTGAACAACCAATCGATGAAGCAAAATATTCTGAATTTGTTAAACTGTTTGAAGATACCTATTTCAAAGAAGTGTATGATACACTTACCAAAAAATACCAACTTGGTAGAGTTAGGTTACTTTGGAAATTGCCAAGAACCACTTTGAGCTGGCATAGAGATCCAGAACCAAGATTACACATACCCATCATTACCAATCCAGGTGCTCATATGATTATTGAATCAGTAAATCATCATATGCCAGCAGACGGTGGAGTATGGATTACCAATAATACACGTTATCACAATGCCTTCAACGGTGGAGAAGAAGACAGAGTTCACTTGGTGGCTACGGTTTTGAATTGTGATATGAGTATTTTTGAATAATTTGGTAAACCTACCTTATTGACTATTTCCTGTAAAGAATGTATATTATGTTTAATATGTTAAAAACAATAAAAAATATGTTTTCATCTGTATCGAACATTGAGCAGACGAAGACAGCAGAACAAGGAGTTAGCGTAATGGCTAAAAGAAAAACTATGACTATACAAAAAAGAGTAGAGACTGCTCTATTAAACGGCGAAGCATTAACATCAAGTGCTATTAAAAATAGATTTGGTGCTGGTAATCCAGGTGCTGTAATTCAAGCATTAAGATTCAAAGGTTTACCTGTGTTCTTAAACACTAACAAAAGAACTGGTGTTAAAGTATACAGAACAGGTAAAGCACCTAGAGCGGTTGTAGGTTTAGGATACAAAGCATTAGCAAAAGGTATCTCTCTATAATTTATAGTTAGTAAACTTCAAAAAAAGGCGGCTTCATGGTCGCCTTTTTTATGACTAAATAGATATGAGACAAGAGTAATAAGACAAGACGCAGTAGAATTAACAAACCTCCCGCCCTAATTTTAGATACAAACTTCCTCAAATATAAACACTAAAGAAAGAACAAATATGAGTAATCAAGGAACAGTAAAATGGTTCAATGCCTCTAAAGGTTTTGGATTCATCACTTGTGAAAACAAAGATGTTTTCGTACATATTTCAGCAGTAGAAGCCGCAGGCTTGCATTCGTTGAATGAAGGTGATGCTGTGACGTTCGAAACACAGGACGGACCAAAAGGTCCAAGTGCTGTGAATCTATCGATCAAATAGCATTCAAGTAACCAAAAAAAGGCGGCTTAGGTCGCCTTTTTTTATGGCTATCTAATCTGTTGACTTTCCAGCCAACATAGTATTAAATAGTGTTACGACGGCTACAAAGCCAATGCTAGAACTTACGAAGACTAGCGGTGAACTTGAATGCCATCTTGGTGAACAGTATTTGTGTACAACACGACTGGTGACAAGAGAGGTTGAAGAGGTGACGTTTCAGTTTCTACTAATCTAGTATTGACCAGCAACGGCAGACATAGACGCTCGGTTTATGACTCTGCCGGTTCGGCTAATGGTAGGCCGTCTCTTTCCGAAAGAGAATACGTTGGTTCGATTCCAACACCGGCAACCAAAAAAACGGTTGTGTGTTTGTGTTGACAAACACACCGTTTGGCTGTATAATATTAAGTATGAGCGAATTTAAACAAGGTATATTCAATTTATTAAAACGCCTAATAGGTGGTAACAGTTTCACACTGGCGGCAATATACACCATAGGACACATTATCATTGCCATGATCTGTAACAATCTGATCACAGGTGCTAGATTTGATTTAGCGGCGGCAGATGCCATCATAGAACCCTTGATCAACGGTGTTTGGTTCTATCTGCTACACAAATTATATAGAAAATACACAGGCGATCCCAACGCCAAAGCATTCAAAGACTAAAAATCCGCACAATCATTGACATTTTAGACAGTTGACTTTTTTGCATTAAGAAGTTATAATTTTAATTAAGGCAAGTGAAGCCATAACTTATGGACAAGTGAAGTCCGCAAAAAGGAGAATGTCGTATGATGACAACAAAAAGTCATGCTCAGACAATAAACGAGCAATACAATAAAACTGAATCCAATTTTATCAGTCTAAATGACAGATTAAAAGAAGCATTGGATCTATCACCTATGTACAACAACACACTCACAGCAGTGGTTGATGAATTCAAAAGAAGAAATACTCAATGGAAAAAATTTTCCGATCTTCATCTTTGCGAAGCAGTTCAAGTAGCAATGAAAGATATATGGATAGATACCACAATGCAGAGAAATGTGAACATGGAACACATCACAGATATTTTACAATACTTCAGCGAAACAATGGTAATGCCCATACAGGTGTACAAAGATGAAGATAGATACATTGCCTGGGACGGACAACACACTGCCATAGTATTATACATTTTGCTGACTAGAGTGTTTGGTGAAAGACTGGCAGACGCTATTGTGCCTGTAGTGGTATATTCAACCAAACAGAAAACAGAGATACGTAGAAACTTTATCTTGTTGAATGGTAATGCCAAGAAACCTTTGGAGTTTATAGACATATACAAACAGCAGGTGTATGGTGTTAAGGTAGATGGATCCAATGATCCTGAATGGACAGCAACCGCACAGAAGAATGATTACTTCGCAGAAGCAGGATTATTTGTAACCAACAATAAATTTGGTGATGAAGATCAACCTGGTGCTTTCACACTGTTGGCAGATACATTGATGAGTAAATCATTGAAGACAAGAAAAGATCCTGAAGTGGCAAAAATGTTTGCTCAATACTGGACCTATCTCAATCAAAAACGTCCTGTGGATCCCAAGGAGGCTAGGCAATTGTTTGAATATTTTAATCTATGCCATGAACAAGACATCAAAGTGGATGAGCAATATCTTCTGGATTTTGTGGCATTCACCAAAGAATACTTTGAAGCAGACTTCAGTCCCAATGGACCTTTTTGGCAAAAAGTCAGTCAAGCATACACCAACTGGTATGTGAAAAAGAATGAAGGCACAGATGATTTGGACAAAGATGGTAACATCATTGTGAGAGGGTTCACAACAGAGATGAGATGTGGACTGCCGTTCATAATTGCTCAAATCAAAAAGAGCACCAAACTGAAAGCACCCAAGTACACACCCAACAATGGTTTCGCAGTTAGTAAGGATATGTTATGGTAAAATTGAGAGATCCAAACAAAGACGAACGTAAAAGTATCGCAGTGCTGAAAGAACAGCATCGCAAGAACAAAACCTGTGCGTTGGTGGATTGTGATGAACCCATATCGGTTTTCGAAGGACCTGGTTCAGATTCATTGTGTAGAGCACATCAATTGGAGTGTGTGGAATATGGTGGTATGGGTAAAGCAGAAAGACCACACACATTCTACAGAGGCTGGGAGTGTGCCAATTGCGGATATGATCCTAGAACAGATGATTTAAGATTTGGACACATAGAAGATGAGTATCACAAACTGAGAGCCATGCGTGGTGTGATGCACGGTGATCATATTCACCTAAAAAGCAGAGGTGGAGATGATTCCAAAACCAACATTCAAACCCTGTGTGTGCTGTGTCATATGGCAAAAACCTATGGCGAAAAGGACTATTTGGGCAAAAAAAAGTTATCCACAGACTAAAAACCCGCATAGAATGGGATTTCTTTTAGGTAACTTTTGGTTGACTTTTTGGTACTTCAGACTGTATAATAAAACTATAACAAGGCAACAAAAAGAGGCACAAAATGGCATACGTAATATACAGAACAGACACAACAGAAATAGTAAGTGAAAAGCAATATGCTTACTCAGGACAAATCCACAGAGAACTAGGACACGCAAAAGCATCTTTAACTAGAATTAAGAAAAAGTTTGCAGAAGGTTTTGCTAAAAGAGAACCATATTCAACTTTTAGATTTGAAGGTTTAGGTTTACACGAAAATGGTAAAACTGGCAGACAAGCAGAAGGTGAATTAACAGGCGAAATGGTTGAGATGAAAATCGTTGATTTAGAAACTTACAGAAAATCAATTGAAGCAACTGAAATTGTTTACAGCATATTTGACAAGGATCAAAAGAAACCTATCAAGCAGTCAGTGAACACTCCACACTTTTTATCACCAAGTTCAGAAACATATTGGAGTATGTAATGGATATAGAGAGTGCAGAAAAATGGTTAGACACATTAATGAATCAATTTAACAAAAACACAAATCAAAAGGAAGGAAACACTATGTTAAAAGAAGATGTAAAACAAGTAATAAAATTTGTAAACGCAAAAGTAGAACCCATGCAGATGTGGGGTGTAGCCAGAGAGGCGGCTGTTGATGCTGTTGATACCTACATGGAAGGCA